CGAACACCACCAACCCTGTTTTCCAAGATCGTGCGAAAGGAAGCACACGACAAGCCTACAGTAGCCACACGGCTTCTGATTTGCTCGTTCCAATCCTCAGTGATGGAATAGTTAGAAACGATGCCCTGATAGCGTTTAAAGAACTGCTGTGTAGGCGTTGTGATAATCTGGTTGTTAGAGTCGAGGAATCCACGCCAAACCTCAATGCGCGACCCTTTAATGTCAGAGCTTAAAACGATAGACACGTTTGTTCCATCAACACCTGTCAATGAAATGCTCAAGTCAGAACTATTGGCTTTGATGTCTCGTTTGATGTCCGACAGTTGCAACAAGCTACCAAGGTTTGTAAAGGTAATTCCACTGACCGTAATAGGTGCAGCAGCATTGCAAAAGGTGTAAGTGTTAGACGGCATGGTTAGCCGAATAAATTCAGCGTGTCGGATAGATGAACTATCCAATGCTGTCATTGTCGTACTCATGTAATGTCCTCTCTAAATACAAACGCATCATCCCAATTCACAAGTGCGCTTGATGGATATGGCGTAAGTGTATAGGTCGGGCATCTTTCTGCCAAGACTCTGAATGTGCAATTGTTCCCGCAAGCCACAGCATCACCAGACACAGGAGAACCAATTACGGGTCTATGGATAGACACAGTAGCCGTTGCGCCCGTGTAAGGTACGTCAGCAGTAATTTTGTAGCTGTAGCCACCAATCATTATAAAATCACCAGCCCTAAAAATTGGGCCAGTAGACACAGGCAAATTAGCCAGCGACAGAGTTTGCGAGTTGGCAGCAGGTGTAGCGCCTAGCGTTACAGTCGTTGGGGTTGTGGCAGCACCACCTTGGTAAGCCGTAAACCACCGCAAGTTTGCGCTGTTAAACACAATCGTTTCTGGCAACTGCCTGTCAAGATTGTCAATCGTTTGAATGATCTGTCGAGAAGTTGCATAAGCCAGATAATTGTGTGGCGTAACAGTAAATACCCACGGCACAGCAGTCAAGTATTGAGCCACACGCATTTGACCAGAGCGACTGACCTGTTGGCCTACCGTCCTGCGGTTATTAACAGTCATTGACTGTTGCACCTCAAAGATGGTTTGGAATGACATTATGTTCTCCCGAAATTGGTGGCGAGGTTTTTATTGGCATATTGGTTAGCTGCCCAAATAGTGTTTGAGCTGCCCAACAGACGTTCCTCAAACGATTTAACGTCAATTGCGTTGATGTTGTAGTTTGTGACGTTGGTAGTGCTACCCATGTTGTTGACTTGATTGTTGGGAATAATTGTTCCAGAGCCAGAAGGCACAAACAACTCTGGACCACGCTCACCCACCATGTATGGGCTACCTGCGTTTACAGGACCACCAGTGGCTCTTGGCTGTGCCATATAAACATTTTTAAACCATCCATCATTTGAACCGCTACCACTTGTAACTGCTCCAAATGCAAAATTCAGAAATCGCATAGCAGCAGCCTTCATCTGGATTGCAATCAAATCCTGAATGATGCTACGAGCCAAATCCTTCATGCTCAATTTGCCAGTTTTGACAAAATTGTCAATGGCAGAAGACAAATTGCCAAACACAGTGTCAAATACTTGCTGTGTGCGCTTGGCAGACTCATCTATCGTGACAAACATCTTTGCTATTGCTTCTTGACGCTCAAGCTCTTTTAGTACAAATGGGTCTTGCCCCTCAACATCTTTGCGCTTTCGAGCGTATTCAAGAGAAATTTGAGCCAACCTTTGTTCTTTTTCAGTGGCATAAATCATCTTGTATTTCAACTCAAGAGACTCACGCTGATACTCCATGTCGCGAGTTTGATTTTGTGAACTTACCACCAAAGAAGCTCTGCGATTTTGCTCAATTGCCCAAGCCATATTAAATTCTTGTTCTGCTGCTTGTTCATCGTTGTATTGAGCAATCATTCTTTTTGCATTGATTTGTCTTTTCTTTTCCGCAAGTTCAGCTTCAATGATAAGAACTTTGCTCTTGTAAATTTCAAGGTTTTGTGCTGTTGCTCTACCGTCTTCCTGTTGATTCTTCTGACGCATTTCGGCATAAGCATCAGTTATCTTTTTCGCCGAATCAAGTTCTAACTTTTGTATTTCATTTATACCAACTTCAGCCAATTTAAAAGAAGCATCAAGTTTTGCCTTTTCAAATTCAAATGATTTGCTAATCAGCATTGGTCCATATTTTTCCAATTCTGATATTTTTTGCTTGTCTGCTACTTTTTTGTCCGAAACAATTTGAGCCTGAGCAACATCATCTTGCATCTTTTTTGCAAGAGCAAGATAGTCAGCCATCTTTTGCTCTAACAGCTTTTTGTTATTTGATCTGTTAGCAATGCTTTGAGTATCAGTGCCACCAATGTCAGATGAGATGCGCTCAATGTCTTTGGCTAACTTCATCAAATCATCTTGATCTGACCTTCTGCCAATACTAAGAATTGCATCTTTGACGTAAGTAACCGCCTCTCCAACTGCCTTCCAAGCCTTTTCAAGCGTACCAAGTTCACGCACCTGACCATCGATGCTGTCACTAAAAGCCTTAACGCCTAACTTGATTGCTTCTTGTGCTTTACCAGCTTTTTCGTATGCAACGATTTGCTTGTATTGCTCTAGCGTCAAAAAGTTATATTGAGAATTCAGTGCTCGTACAGATGCAGCAGTGCCATCAAACGCTCCCATCAATTTCTGTGCGGCTTCTTTTGCATCAACACCAGACAGTTTAGAAAACTGCAAGATGACTTTAGTCATGTCATCAATAACTGCTGATGTAAATTTGCCAGAACTAACAAGAGCAAGAATTACATCGTTTGCTTTTGAGTAGCCAACATTTAGATCAGTACCAAGTTTTTCAGACAACGCTGAAACTTGCGCTTGCGTTACACCAGCAAAGCGACCCGTCAAAATCATGTTGTCGCGAAAAGCTGCTGCTTCTTTATCTGCATTGATAAACGAATAAGCAAGCGAACCAACAGCCGCAGCAGCCGCAGTCATGCTAACTGTAAATGGCGTAATCAATGTACCAATTGCTCGGAACATAGGGCCAATGCCGCCCATCACATCCTTCAATTGACCACCTTGCTGCAAAATGGCAATAAACGGGCTTTGACCAGACGCAATCTGCGTAAACAAGTCAGTTGTTTGATAAGTCAGTTGAATTTTCTGTTGCTCGTTCATCTTGAACTGAGCGCCAGCAGCATTCTTTGCAGCGTTAGCAACCTTGTCGTAGGCGGCAGCTTGTGCTAAAAGTTGTGCTGCTTTTTCAGTTCCCTTGATGTCCTTTAACCGACCTGTTGCTAACTGACGCTCAATTTCAGTAACCTTGCTAACAGATTTTCCGTAATCTTCTGTCGCGTATTTAAGTGCCTGAATTTCTTTGTCAGCCGCCTTCATTTCCCGCGCAATGGCGTTCTTCATCTTTTGCGTTTCATACGCAACTTTATTTGCCTCGGTAACAAAATTTCCAGTTTCAAGGCTCAGTGCAACGCCAAGGGTTGCTGCGTTTTGATGAGTAGCCATTACTTCCTCTTTCTAGCGAGTTTTTGCGCGTATTCTGGAATTATCCTACCAAGACTGTCTTTCAAATCACTGATGACAGTTGTAGCTCCATATTGCAATGCTGGACGCAAAAATGGTCGTGCGGGTATTTTAGATGTGCCGTATTCTTGCGCCAAAGAAACAGCACTGCGTTTGACAGAAACAATTGCCAGAACAACAGAGTTTTCGTTAATGCTAGGCGCTTCTCTGTCATTGGGAGTTGTTAGCCGCGATTTCAGTTTGAGCGTATCCCTCATGTGAAACGGGCTGTATGAACTACGAGGCGTTTCACTGTCGTAAGGGGCATAGGCTTTGGCGGCGTAAAAAACGCTCTGCATGGATTCTTCAGCAGCCTTGGCAAGCGTTTGCTTTAAGACGGTATCCATCCTAAAGCCATTTGCCATGTCAATGATTTGCTGCTCAAATTCAGCAAAGCCAGAAAGCTGGAACTTCATGTCCTTGCCTTCAAAGCCTTGCGTATCAATAAGTTGAGCCATGCTACTCTTTCAGGTAAGCCTCCGAACCCGGTCTAGTAGCCAAGAATGCCATCAACTGCTTGCTGGCTTGCTCTTGCTGTTGTTCCTTTGTCAGCGGCGGGACAATGTATTCGTGCGTTGATGGAAGAACATCTTTCATCGTAAACGGTCTTGTCGTCTTCTGTATTTTCGAGTTTAAGTTGCCTGTGGTCAAGGAACTCAGAGCCAACAAAATAGCTTTGTTTCCCAACATACCGTCAGACAACATAATCTCAATATTCCGCATATCATCCGCAGGAACATCATCAGGACACCCGCCATGAGCGTAAATGTACGCTCTGGCTTGAAGGCGAATGTCCCAGATTAGTTTTTTCGGGAATCCTTGTATCCGGGCTGAATTGCCTCAGAGATTTTGGCAAGGATTTCCAACTGAACAGCAGTAGGCCATTCAGCTTCAATGTCTTCATAAGTAATTTCATCAAGCGTTCCATTCACGGGAACCAGCAGCCTGATGTATTCAACCATTCGGTTTTCCATCTGCAAGATGGTTTCAACCAGTTCTTTGGTAGAACGACCTTCAACAATCACATCGTTATCAGTCACTACAACACCATCAAATGTGCCAGTGCGAAAAGATGCTGTCATCTTGTCAAAGCGTTTTTGGAATTCGGCTTGATCGAACTTCTCAATACGATCTTGCATAGCATCAAGCTCTTTTGTCAGAGGAACACGAACTTTGAAGTTGTATCCTGCAAGTTCAAAAGACTTGGTACGCAGATTGGGAATTTCGCCAAAGGCAGATGTGAGTTTTGTCATGGTCGTGTTTTAATAATCTTGTGGTAAATAGATTCGTTCAGATTAAAAGCGTATTCCACCACTTCATCTGGAGTCATCTTGTCAGCATGATGTCTTGCAATGTCGTGTGCAAGAGCAATAGCTGTAATTCTCTGTTGTGGAAATCCGAACCAATTTTTAGTTGATTCGGATTGTGCTATCAAAAAGTTTAGAAGGTCGTTACTGTCTTTTACTATCATGTTTTGTTACTCTGTTGTTTTGACTTCTTCAATGACCACCACAGGAGCAGTCATGTTGTACTTCTTCAGCAGGGCCAAAGCAACGGCTTCGGCTGTATCAGGTTTGGCAGTGGCCTTTGCAAGCTCACCAGCGTCAACCACCATGCCACGTGCGACAAGATCAATGTCGCCGTAGCTGGTCACAATTGCTTCAATTGCGTCTGAGACTTTCATCAGTTGTTCGACCAGCCGTACTGGTTGCCTCGCGGATGAATGGTAAACATACATTTAGCTTCAGCGCCGGGAGCAGCGTCAATTTGGAATTGACCCACGCGACCATTGAACGCATAAGCGACAGTGTTTGAACCCTCAACTGCTGCAACCACGAAAGTGCGGTCCACAACACCAGAGTAAGCATCAGAACGAAT